GTGAGAACAGTTGAAAAGTTTGAAGTGTTGGCAGAAGTAAAGGTAAATGTGGCTTATAAAGGAAATGAAACAGATCTTCATTTTGGTGAATCATTCGCAGGTGTGAAATTACTGGTATTTAACCATAGAGGAGAAGTTCTAGAGTTAAATGCAATTGATTGGAATATGGAAGATACAGTGTTATTTGAGGAAGATGGATTAATCATTTCTGATTTAAACCTATTCAACATTGTAGACATTGAGGAAACTAATGAGGATAGAGCATTATATTCTGCTCAACTTATGCTTAATGAACTTACAGTGGGATATGTCGTTGTGACTGCAACAAAATGTGATGGCACAGTCACAACATTAAGTGTTAATGACTTCAGTTTCAATGTTGGTAGCATTGAGAATTAAATAGTCATAGAAAATGGTTTATTGATGAGTGGGAGGTTGGTCGCCTAAGTACATTCATCAATGAACCATCTTTAATTTAATTATACTAAATTTCACTGGTGATTAAAAGGGTAAATTTGCACTATTTTTGAAATTTTACAATAGTTTGTGAATGTTACCATTTAGAAATGGCTCTAAGTACTGGTATATCAACAACGTTCCCACGCAAGAATTCACAAACTTCTAAAGAATGCAGTAATAACAATGATTTCAGCCGATATTTCTTAATGGTCTACAAAAAGGGATTTACAGTATGTTAAGAAAATGTTCGATTCTTTAAAAATACTTGTATCCCTTGATAACACTGGATTTATGAACTATAAAAATAATCGCTAAATTTAAGGAATGTTGATAAATCAATGTTTTAATGAAAAATTGGAGAGTGTTTAAGGGGAAAGTATGTAACGCTTTGCTACCTATTTTAAGGTTGAATTATCAGCATTGTATCAATGTAAGAATCATCTAAGAATGATGGAAAGCAGGTTTACCCTTACTCTCCGTTGAGGTTGAAGGTTGTTTTAGATAATGGTCTACAAAGGTAAAAAAAAATGTTTGATATAGAAGCCCGTCAAATCAACGTTGTAACTACACTTTGTGCTAACTTTTAAAAATTAAAGTAGTTCAATCCCTTGTTGCTGTAATAGTTAGGGTAAATTTCAATGGATACTACTACTAAGGAGATTAAATAAAAACTATTATACCCATTAGGGCATATGAGGTGCGTTACCATTTAGAAATGCTCTTAACCATTGGTGTGTCAACATCGTAACCAAATTTTAAAATGGATTTTTGAAAAAGAGTCGGCTGAATCGCTTGATATAACTGACTTTAGGGGTATCCAAAAAAACAAAAAAATGGATGTTCGTTAAAGGAGCATAAATTACTCAGCGTGACCTGAATCGTGTTCCATCATACAGGCGCAATGGATAGAGTGTGTTTTGAGTTAATCCTCTTTAAAGGAACAATACAAAAGTATCAAAAATGAGCAATTATTTTCAGAATGAATCTTCATTATTTCTTGCTATTGCTGGATTATAAGTACCTTTTGAAAGTGTACAAGTGGAAAGGGTTATATATTTTTTTACGCAAGATATTGCAAATAGGAGGTGGATTAAAGTGAAACTGGAAATTGGAGAAATTTATCTTATGAAAAGAAAGCGACTTAAGATTACATTGGATGAGGTTGCAGCTTATCTTGGCTGTAACAAATCATCCATTAGCAGATGGGAAAATGGCAAAATGAAATTTCGATTAGAGAAACAGTACATGAATTACATAGACCAAAAGGAAATAAACAAATAAACAAAAGAAAAGGAATGATTAAGATGAAAAATGAAAATGATTTTGTTGTGTTCAGCCAACGTCTCGCTGGTTATTTAATGATGAATGGCTGCAAGTTACTAAACATGAAAGCAGACAAAAGGGATAGTACAAAGTACGTGTATTTCTTTCCACACACACTATATGTTCTGGAGCATGTAAATAAATACTTATCTGAAAACAATTAATCTAATACATAATCAATCTAATAAAAAATTAGCAAAGGAGATAGGAAAAATGAATATTAACAACCTAATAGCAGGTACTACATATAAAAATTACAAAGCATTATGTGAAGCATTAGAAATGAAAACTCAGACAGGTAATGGAAGAAAGGCACAATTTAAGGAATTAGAAAGACATTGTAAATTGGTTAAATCAGGTCACTCCATTACAGTTATAGAAATATATGAGGAAGCATTAGAAAAGGTTGAGAATCGAGGCAGAAGTAGTGTTTATGGAAATATGATTCAATTCTTAATTACTGATCTACTTGCCAGAACTAAGAAAGGTCATCTATCCATAAGCAGAAATAAATTATTAGAAACTGTAAATATGATAAATGAAAATTACGGTTTCTGCAGCCAAAATGTAAAGAGTTTATCACGATATGCAAATATAGAGGAGCATATTATTTATGACTTTTACAATACAAGTAACAACAATTTCAAGAGTGCTATTGAAACTACACTGAACAATTTACAAGATAAGCGTGTGCTTTGGTACGAGACGATTATTAAGGTTCGTGAATCAGGTATACATAGGGAAGCAACCAGAGATGAAAAAGATATTATATGGGCTTGTGAAAAAGAAATGCTTAATGAATTGAGTTATGAATCTGTATCACAAGTTAGAACATCGAAACACTGGGGCAAGTTTAAAAAGGAAACAGCAAAACTTATCCGTAAACAAATTAACATTGACTTCTATTATCATGCTTATAACATTTCCATCAATGAAAATTACATAAGTAAGGAAAGAGATAAATTAATGGAGTTAATGTTAGAGGATTCAAAGAAAGATGATATTAAAAATGATTTAAATGCAACTGTAATTCAACATTTTATGAAGAATGCAGAGAACAGACACGATAAAGCATTTTCACCTAAGAAGATGGGTAAGCACCGTTTATCAGAAAAATACACAATCAAAATTAAAAAATTAATTGACTTATTGATTGATGATACACAAGTGAGTATTTATGAACCAATAACAAAAAATAATTTAACAATTGCAGAAGAAGAAATAATTAATAAGGAACTAGAGGAGTTATTTAGTTAATAAGAAAATTTGTCCACTCTTGTTACCTATTATATAAAACCTTAAATACTATAGGTAATAAAAGAGGACAAATTTTAAATCTAAAAATATTAAATGTAATGACCGAATGGGAATGTATTTAATATTTTTAAGCAAGCATTTAAGACACGCTTTTCGTCTTAAATGTGCGGTAGGGTTTTGTTCTTTTAAATAGTTAAGTTCAAAACCACCCCTGCGATCTAACTTTTTCCACTACGTTCCAAAAGTGAGTTCGTCCCCTGAGGGGAATTTATAATTTGAATTGTTAATTTTCATATACCGCAAATAAGTACATTAATACATAATCTAAATCAAGATTAAGCTAAAGGAGACATGTTAAAATGACAAACGTAAATAATAAAGGTGTATATATTCCATCAATCGAGGCAGCAGATATTTATTCACATATGATTAGAAACAGTTATGTTAAAGAAGAGTATGTTGGTATGATTCCTTACTCATTGGAATTAATTCAATTGAAGAAGCAAGGGTTAGTACCATTTAGCACAAAGTTTCAACCTAATAAGAATTTGTCTAATGACATTATCAATGTAAAATTTGACCAGAAGGTTAAGAGTGGTAAGCATATCCTAAAATTCTTACCTGAAATTATTACTGAGAAAGAATCAAAGTTAAATGAAGCAACAGATTCAAAGGTAATTGATAAGTTGAAGAAAAGTATTGAGCACTCCACAAAGTTACAACAGGAGATTGATGTTGATTCTGATGAGTGGCAAGAAGTTTCTGCTAAGGATTTAAGAGAGATCCTTTATGTAAATGGATTAGTTATCAATGGACAGAAGTATCATTTCTATAAGCGTTCATCTTCAAAGAGCCGTACTGGTCAATGCTTATTTATCAAAGAGGAATTACATAACTCAATGATTAACTGGTCTAGAATGGATTTACCTTTCAATGAGAATGATAAAGTTGACTTGGCTGGATTATTAGCATATGAAAGCCTAGTTGGTTCAAGTATTGAATCCACAATTGAAATTAATCCTAAAAACATTCTCATTGTTGATGATGTTAAATCCACATTTAAAGAAGTATGTAATGTTATCAGAACAGGTGAAAATGGATTCCTGGACAGTTATGAAGAGATGGTTTCAGTTACTAATGAATTGTTTGATGGTGAGGCACTTTTAGATAGTGGAATGTTTAAGCAAGGACAATCAATGATGCTATTGAGAAATCATATGTTTAAAGCTGCAGCATTTGCTACTAATCTACAACTATTTTTCAATGACTACTTCAAGAGTGATTATGAAGAAAAGTACATTGAGGATATGTTTGGAAACCAAATTAAAGTTACTGATATCCAGATGGTTATTAATCCATCTTGTCTAAAAGCACTAAAATTTAGTAGTGTATTAGGAAGTAAACATGCTATGTGGGAACATTGGAAAATGAAGGTTGAAGAAGATGGATCACTTTTTGGTGTGTGTAAACATGAGAAAGCAACAAAGCGTGGTTATTTCAATGGTAATCCATTACAACAGACTTCTTACCAAATGTTGAATAGTCTTCCTGCAGACAAAGAGGATATTGAAAAGTTAAGTCAATTTGAGCGTGATTACATTATGGAATTGAAAAATAATGATGAAGCTTTTATCCAATATATAAATGACACAAAGAATGAAATCAATTCCAATGAAATGTTTGTTGAACTCTATTCAAGAAATAAGGAAATTGTTAGAACAAAGATATTTAGAGAGTTTAGAAGAAAAGCAATCAGTAACTATGTAAAATATGTGAAAAAAGGTAAAGTCCGTCTAAATGGTGATTATGCTGTACTTCTAGGTAATCCAGTGGAATATCTATATCATTCAGTTGGTGAAGAAATCACTGAATCTTTAACACTAAAAGGAAATCAAGTGTATAGTACAATGTTTAACTTTGGTAGGGAATTAGTCGGTTTCAGAAATCCTCATACTTCTCAGAGCAATGTATTAAAGGTTGAAAATACATACAATAAGATGATTGATAAATATTTTGAATTAACTTCTAACATTGTTGCAGTAAATACAATTGGATTCAATTTACCTAACATTCTAAGTGGCTCAGACTTCGACTCAGACACAATAGTACTATTTGATAATGTACATATGCTTAAGTTAGCAAATGAGTGTTACGGATATTATAAGGTCTGTGTGAACGATGTTAGCAGTCAGTCAAAGAGTTATAAATTAAACCTTAAAGACATTGCTACAATTGATAATAATTTGTCTGATTCTCAAAGGTTTATAGGTGAAGTTGTCAATGTAGGTCAGTTAGCATTATCTCTTTATTGGGATAAGTTAAACAATGGCTTAAAGGCTTCTGATAAGCAAATGCAGGAGTTATCAAAGAAAACGGATGTTATGTGTATTCTTGGTGGGATTTGTATTGATCTTGCTAAAAAGTTTTATGACATTGACATTGCAAAAGAGATTAAGAATGTGAGAAGTCAATTGGATATGAAGGTTAATACGGATGAAGAATCAGCTAAACCTGATTTCTGGAGATATGTTTCTAACAATGAAAACACTAAATTCACTCGCTACAAATGTCCAATGGATTACTTATATGAAGTAATGAGCGAATTAAAGAATGCAAATGGTAAAACTTCAATTGAACTAGTTAAGTTGTTAGATAAGAAAGAAAATAAAAAAGCCAACAGAAGACAGATCCCAAAAGCACAAGAGTTAGCATTTGAGTTACAAGGTCAAATTGCAGCAATTAAAACTGCTGGTGGAAATGAAGAAGAAATGAATATCAAAGTGGAAGAAGTAACAAATGCTTATTCAGAGAAATTTAAAAAGTTAAAGATTAATGACAATACGATGTTTGCAATTTTGAGGATCATCAGTGAAGAAGCAGAAGAAAAAGAGGTAAATGAAAAGAAGAAGAAGAAAAGTTTGGTAAGGTTAATGAATGCTTTGTACAAATCTCAAGGTGAAATATTCATAAATGCATTCACAGTAAAATAAAAATGCACACCCTAAAGAGCCAGAATCCTTATATATCAAGGGTTTTGGCTTGTTTTAAGTGTGACTATATGGTAGAGGGAAAATTGAAACACGAACGCTATAGCATTTTTTCGTGGCACTGAATGCAGTGAGGCAAAGTAGGTGGCTCTTTTCCCTTGCTATATATTGATTTAAAAAAGTGCATAGATATCTCTTGATTATATAATAACATCTACAAATCAATAATGCAAGTATTTATTTCATTTTTTATTAATTATTTTTACAAATAAATATCCATTAATATCATACCAAACAAATTAAGGATTTGCAAGAAATATCTTTAGATTCATTAATGTTGACCTCTCCCCAGTGTTAATAAGGTCTAGAGGTGTTTCTTGGAGATCCTGAATCTCTGCCATATACCGAATGGCTCATAGTAGAAACCAGTAGAGAAAAGTACCCTTTTCATCTTGAATGAATTGGCTTAAAGGTTAAAAGTTTTGCCTCCTTAAGACAGTTGAGATGACATAAGAAGGGGATTACCACATTTGAAGGTAGTCCCTTTGCTTGTGCACAAAAAACTAAAAGGAGTGTTTAGGAATGAGAAAAAATAAAGTTGAACCAAATGTTTTTGTAATTTCAGAAGATGAAGGATTAGTATATATCCATTTATCCGGTAAGCATGGAATAGGTAAAGTGAGTGTTGTTGATTTATCAGATTTTAATAAGTACAAGTTAGATAAATATAAGTGGTGCTGCACAAAAGATAATTATGCTTATACAGTTATAGGTGGTAAAGTTGTATATTTACATAGAATGGTTATGGAAGTATTTGATTCAAGCATAATGATTGACCATAAGGATGGATCAGAAGGTGAGAAGTCTCTTGTTAACAGAAGAGAAAATTTGAGGGAATGCACAAACATGGAGAATCAACTAAATTCTAAAATTCGTATAGATAATAAAATAGGCTATAAGAATGTATCGGAGAATGGTGGAAAGTATCGTTGCTTAATAAGAGTAAATAAAAATAAAGAATCATTTGGTACAAGATATGATAAACCTGAAATGGCAGCATTGGCTTATAACATAGCTATTAAGGAACTTACTGATGTGTATCAATTAAATGAGATTCCAGAAGGATCATTGAGTCAGGAAGAGATTGATTATGTACATAGTGTAGTGGATAAGCGATTAAAGAAGATTAATAGTAAATATGCTATCTCGGTTAATCCAGATTTCAATAAGTGGACTGATAAGGTTAAGAAGGGAATACACACTACATAAAAAAGAGGATGGCATTAGCTCATCCCGAAAATTTACTAAACTTACTTATCGATTTTTCTTAATAAATCCTCATCTAATAGGTTCTTCAAAGAATATACATCAGAATTTTCACAGTATGCTGCAAGTGCATAATACTTAGCAAAAAGTTCCTCTAAACGTTCAGGATCTCTTACGAATCCCATATGTCTTTCAGTTAATTCCATTGCTACATCAAATCTATTTCTTTGCATTGGTGTTGGTTTAACTTTAACTGTTTCAGCCACAAGAAAACCTCCTCAAGAATAGTGTGAACCCTGCGAACTTTGGAGAGTTTGAAGGCTCAGGAGGATTAATTTGGAGTAGAACGACGATGGCCAGGAACCTTAACAGTTTTATCTCCTACTTTTTTAGTATGAGGTTTAACAGTTACGATCTTCTTGCCTCTTTGCGTTTTAGCCATATTATCACCTCCCTACTTCATCTGCAGGGTTCTAGTCTATTGTACCATATATTTCTATTAAATATAGCAAAATATTACATAAATTGAAGGTTTTATCTCCTTTTGTGTCGAAGTTTAGTAGGCAGAAAGGAGGGAATCTAGATGGATGATACTTATGAAAAATCAGAACTTAAAATTGGTTATGATTTAAAGACAGGACATATTAATGAGATTATAGAAAAAATGGCAGAATCTAAAAATAAGTTTGCTAAACTTATTGAAGATGCAAAATTAGAAGGGAATAACCCTAACAAAGTATTATATTTTGAAGGTATATATGATGGCATTTCTTTAATGCTTGAACCTTTAAAAAAATATAATGAGAACAAATAAGAGCATTTTTAGCATCCATTAATTTGGGTGCTTTTCCTTATAGAAAATTATTAATTGCATAATCCTTCCAAGGAACAAATGTTTGTAGTAGAATAGGTTTGGGGAGAGTGATGTTAAATGGAGAAATACAAAGTTGTTTTAGAATTTGTTAATGGAAATAAGAAAGCTATAGATATCGATCATGATTCATACTTAGAATTTGACAAGTCTGTTCGTGAAAATGTGGCATGGTTTAAATATGGTGGAGTCAATATCAATTTAAAAAATGTTTGTTATTATTCTTTTTGTTTAAATGATGATAAAGAACCATCAATTGATGAACAAATAAATAATGAGGCTCAAGCCTTAATGGACTGGAATTAAGAAAGTGAGACTCGTAGAAAAAGAAACCTTCTATCACATTACCAGAGAGAATAGATGGAACACCAATCCTCGCTTTGAAAAAGGCAAGACTTATAAAATTGGAGAAAAGTTCAATCCTTTCAGGCAATACTTTGATAACATTGATTTTCAAGTTGCTGGAGAATTTATAGATCATCATTATTTGAGATATATTGAGGATTCTCACAAGATGAGAAGAGAGTTAGTATTTGAAGAAGTAAGAAGAGAATTATATCCAGATTATCCTTCGAGGTATACTTGTTTATGGTTACTACCACATAATTATGAGGCTATTGAAGATTGGTGGAGAATGTTTGGTAATAAAGGTCAAATACTTAAATTAAATGTAACTGGCAAAATCCATGAAACAAGTGAAGCACATTTAAAACTCGGTTACTTTAATCTTAAAGAAGAGCGTGAACGTGCGATTAAATATTGGGACGGTAAACCTGAAGGTAAATATAAGTATGATGAGTTTTTATTTGAAGGTTCAATAACTGTAGAAGAAGTTTATACGATTGAACAATTGAGAGCACTTTTATAAAGTGTTCTTTTTATTTTGTATAAATTTAGATAGGAGAGATGTAAAGATGATAGTAGTAATTAGTGGAATTGTAATTGGTATTGTAATTGTATTTGCTACTGATGTATTACCATTGGCTAAGAAGTATAACAATTTAGTTGATGAGAATAAGGAACTAAGAGAAGAGAACAGAAAGTTGAAATGGGAAAAGATTAATCTTGAAAATGAAGTAAGAACGGCTAATATTAAAACACTTCAAGAAGGTAATAAGGTACTTAGTTTAATGAGTAAGAGAATTGATGAGAAACTACATACTACTAGGATTGATAAGTAATGAAGGAGATTAATCCATTTTATCGTTCAATTAAATGGAAGAGTAAGCGTGAGAAGATACTAAGACGAGATGAGTATCTATGTCGTGAGTGTAAGCGATATGGTAAGAGTACTACTGCGACAGTTATTCACCACGTATTTCCTTTAGAACATTTTCCTCAGTACAGTATGAAGAGTTCCAATTTATATAGTTGCTGTAACACTTGTCACAATTCATTTCATGATAGGGATTCACATGAGTTAACGGAAAAAGGAAAACAGTTATTAGAAAGATTAAAGAGTGAGATTGTAGAATAAATTTTATTTTTATTTTATTTTTTTAACCCCCGCACCCCTAAATTTAAATCTCAAAAATCACAGGGACCGGAGGGGGGAACTTTTTCCCTCTCCACCATGTTTTAAAAAACTTTTTTGAAAGGAGCGAATGGTTATGGCAAAACCGACAACAAGTAAGGCTGCACTAAAGAAAAATACAATTCGAGATATGAAAAATCTTGGTGTATACAAGTCAGAATATGATCCATTAATTGATGTGTATGCAGATTTATTATCTCAGTATATTCGGGCGAATAAAGAATTTGAACAAAGTGGATTCCAATATGAAACAGAAACTGCTGCTGGTGGTACTAAAAAATCAGCAATTGTGGCAACTCTAGAATCATTAAGAAAAGATATACTTGCATACTCCGACAGGCTGTGTTTGAACCCAAAAGCCATTCAATCGGTGACAACTGATACTCCTAAACAATCAAAGTTGGCTCAGATACTAAGTGGTAGTTAAAAAGTTTATTAACGAAACTGTTGTTATGGAGTATGCACAGTCTATCGTTAGTGGAAATAAAGTTGCAGGTAAAGAAATTGTTCAAATGTGTAAACGATTTTTAGATGATTTGAATAATCCAGAGTACGAATTCTTACCAAAAGATGCTGAATTTGTAATTGGAGTAATTGAAAATACTTTTGTTCATGACAAGGGCGAGAGATTAGATGGTTCACCTTTAAGGGGTGAGCCTTTTATTTTGGAACCGTGGCAAAAGTTTATTATTTATAACATTCTAGGTTTCTATTTAAAGGATAGTAAAGGTGAATCTACACGGATTAGACGCTTCAAAGAGGCGTTTATTTTCCTTCCACGTAAAAATGGAAAAAGCCGTTTTGTCGCAGCTCTCTCTTGGGGATTAGCACTGTTGGAAAGAAAGAGTGGATCCAGCATTTACATTGTAGGTGCAGCACTTGAGCAATCCATGCAGTCATTTAACTTTATTAATTATAATTTGCAACAGATGGGTGAAGAGAAAAATTTCCGTGTTCGTGACAATAATCAGGAACATTCAATCAGTGGTGACTTGGGTGATGGTTCTATTTACATTAAAGCATTGGCTGCTAATCCTGATGCTCAAGATTCATTGTTGTGCAACATTGGTATTGCTGATGAATTACATGCCTACAAAACACCGAAGCAGTACAACATCATTAAAGAGGCTATGAAGGCATACACCAACAAACTGATGATTGGGATCACCACAGCAGGGGATAACATGAATAGTTTTTGTTATAACCGTTTGAAGTATTGTCAGAAGATATTAGATAAAACAGTATCAGATGAAAAGTATTTTATATTCATTGCAAAGGCAGATGAGAATGAATTAGGTGAAGTAGATTATACAAACCCCATTCAACATGAGAAAGCTAATCCTAACTATGGGGTAACGATTCGTCCAGACGATATATTAAACGATGCTTTACAAGCACAGAATGATCCGCAGCAACGTAAAGACTTTTTTAGTAAGTCGCTGAATGTATATACATCTGCAATGAGAGCTTACTTCAATATTGATGAGTTCCAGCATTCGAACGCTCAATATAATTGGACATTAGAAGAACTAGCTAAATTACCTATCACGTGGTATGGGGGAGCGGATCTTAGTAAGCTCCACGATCTCACGGCAACTGCATTGTATGGTCGATACACAATGAAAGATGGCAAAGAAGTAGACATTGTTATCAGTCACGCGTTTTTCCCTATCGTCAGAGCGACACAGAAAGCAGAAGAAGACGGTATTCCACTATTTGGTTGGCAAGATGATGGAGTACTCACTATGAGTAATACAGTTACCGTTCACTATGATGATATTGTTAACTGGTTTATTGGAATGAAGAAAAAGGGATTCAAAATTAAAATGGTCGGATTTGATAAAAAATTCGGACGTGAATTCTTCTTAAAGATGAAACAATCAGGATTTAAAATTGTTGATCAACCACAATACTTCTACCGTAAATCAGAAGGTTTTAGACGTATTGAAGTAAAAGTGAAGAACCAAGACTTTTATTATTTAGGCAACCAAGCATTTGAATATTGTGTTCAAAATGTAAGAGCCATTGAGAAGACAGACGATATGATTCAATATGAGAAGATTATAGACTCTCAGCGTATTGACTTATTTGATGCAACCGTCTTTGCATGTTGTCAGATGTTTGAAGATATGGCTACTAGCGCAAGTGTTAGCAAATGGTTAAATAGTTGAACTGGAAGGGGGGTGTGATAAGTGAAATTCTTTGGAAAGAAAAAGGAACAACGATCAATTGATTCAGCAGTTAAAGCTTTGGCAAGTGTGGATTTTTATGACATGGTGGCTAGTGGTTATGTAAAACTTTCTGATAATCCAGAAGTTAAAATTGCTGTTGATAAAATTGCAGACTTGGTTTCAAATATGACTATTCACCTTATGGAGAATACAGACAAGGGTGATAAGCGAGTAAGGGGTGAACTATCTCGAAAACTTGATGTAAACCCTTGTAAATATATGACTCGTAAATCGTGGCTTTATAAAATAGTTTCAGATTTACTTTTGCATGGAGATGGTAACTCAGTTGTTCACATTGGTATTGACAAAGAGACTGCATTCATTGGAGATTTAACACCTTTTCAAATGGCTGAGGTTAACTTTAAAGATGGTAAAGATGGATATCATATCGAATACAACAAGAAAATATACAAACCAGATGAAGTTATACATTTTGTAATTAATCCTGATCCGAATTATCCGTACAAAGGTACAGGTTATCGAATTGCATTGAAGGAAATAACCAAGAACTTACAACAAGCCACAAAGACAAAAAACAGTTTCATGAGTGGCAAGTATATGCCAAACATTATTGTCAAAGTAGATGCAATGAATGAAGAACTTGCTTCTGTTGAAGGTAGGGAATCTGTAAGGAATAAATACTTGAAATCAACAAATGCAGGAGAACCTTGGATTATTCCAGCAGATCTATTGGAAGTACAACAAGTTAAACCACTTTCTCTCACCGATATTGCTATTAATGAATCAGTTGAATTAGATAAGAAAACAGTGGCTGGACTCTTAGGAGTACCTGCTTTTTTTATGGGTGTTGGAACATTTAATAAGGATGAATATAACAATTTCATCAATATACGAATTATGTCTATTGCACAGATAATCGCACAAACATTGACTAGAGATTTATTAGTCAGTCCGAAAATGTATTTCAAATTAAATCCAAGAAGTCTGTACTCTTATAACCTAACTGAATTAGTTGGAGCTGGTGGTTCAATGGTTCAAATGAACGCAATGAGAAGAAATGAATTAAGGGATTGGGTTGGATTAGACCCAGACGATGAAATGGAAGAATTAATTGTTTTGGAAAACTACGTTCCTGCTAGTCAATTAGGGGATCAAGAGAAATTGAAGCAAACAGAAGAATAGTGGGCTTTTTATTTTGATTCGAAAGGTGGTGATAACTAATGGAAAAGAGAACATCGTTTCTAACGAGCCAATTCAGAGCAGAAGAACAAGATGAAAAGTTATTCCTTGAAGGCTATTTCATTCGATATAACGAAGAAACAGAACTTTACGATGGTGTGTTTGAAGAAGTAGCACCGGAAGCAGTTATTAAAAGCTTAGAGAAAAATGATATTCGTTGCTTGTTCAATCATGATTCTGGTGTCGTTCTTGGTAGAGTTGGAAACAAAACTCTTGAATTGAAATCTGATGAAAAAGGACTATACGGAAAAGTGGAAATCAATCGTAATGATCCAGAAGCAATGGCAATATATGCACGTATTCAACGTGGAGACATTAACGCATGTAGTTTCGGATTCTATCCTGTTAAGGAAGATTATGAAATACGTACTGATGGTTCAACAAAATTTATCATCCGTGAAGCAGATTTATATGAGGTGTCGGCAGTAACTTTCCCTGCATACCCACAGACGGAAATTTCAGCAAGACAGCAAGATATTGAAGCAATCAAGAAAGAAAAACTAAATATCAGGAAACAGAAACTAAAGGAGATGTTAAGTACATGAGTAATCCAGTAATTGTGGCTGCTAAGTTGAAACTTAAACGTAGTGCCTTAGAAACAAAACTATCTGAAATTAAAGAAGCGCAAGAACGCTCAGATACTCTTATCAGAGCGATTGACGATAATACTACTGAGGAAGAGGTAGCAACAGTAGAAAAGTCAGTTGAAGAAATCCAAACGGAATTAGCAGCAAAAGAAGCAGAAAAAACAAATTTAGAAAAAGAAATCGAAGAACTTGAAGCAGCCCTTGAAGAATCAAACGAAAAAACACCAAAACAAAATGAAAATCCTGAAGGAGGACAACGTAAAATGAAAAAAGGTAATGAAGAAATCAGAGAAGGTATCAAAGCTTATATTCGCTCAAAAGGACAAGAACGTGCAGGATTCACTTCTGTTGAAGGTGGGGCATTAATCCCTGAAGAACTATTAGCACCACAAGAAGCACCAGCAGATGTGCTTAATTTAAGTAAATACGTAAACGTAGTTCCAGTATCAAGTGGAGCAGGTAAATATCCAGTAATTAAAAAGTCAGGCAGTAAAATGGTTTCTCAAGCTGAATTAGCAGCTAACCCAGAACTAGCTAAACCAGTAATTACAGAAGTACCTTTTGACATTGAAACATTCCGTGGTTTTATTCCAGTTTCTCAAGAAGTTATTGAAGATGCTGATTATGATGTAGCAGGAATGATTGCTTCTGAAATCCAAGACCAAGAACTTAACACTAAAAACTTTGCTATTGCAAATGCTATGAAATCTGCACCTGCTAAAGCCGTTACTGGTTTAGATGGAATTAAGGCTGTATTCAATAAAGACATTAAGAAAGTTTACAATGTAAAGGCATTCCTTTCTGCCTCTTTATTCAACGCTTTAGATACACTTAAAGATGCAGATGGACGTTACCTATTACAAACAGACGTTACTGTTGAATCAGGTAAGAAATTATTTGGTAAGGAAGTAGTTGTATTAGATGATACCATGATTGGTACTCTTGATGGTGACTTGAAAGGTTTCATTGGTGATGCAAAAGCGGCTGTAACCTTGTTTGACCGTAAACGTGCATCAGTTAAATGGGTTGATAACGATGTATATGGTGAATTGCTTGCTGGTTTTGTTCGTTTCGATGTTGAGAAAACAGATTCTGAAGCAGGATTCTACATTACATACACAGCAGCAATTTAATAGTTACATAGTTGAATAGTTTTGGAGGTTAAGTAAATGAAGGTAAGAGTACTTAAAAACTTTGTTGATCTAGTAGAAAGTAAAATCCAAAACAAAGAGGTATTTAGAGCGGTGGACGATGTGTTCACCGTTTCTAAAGATCGCTTTGATGAGATCAAAAAGGCAGGAGATTTTATTGAAGAAATTAAAACAAAGGCAAAATCGGGAACCAAAAAGTAGGTGTTTTAGATGGATGTATTACAGTTAGTTAAGTCTCGTTTAGGTATCTCATCAACTGTAAGAGATGCTTATCTGTTAGCTATAATTGACGGTGTAATGCTGGAATTATCGGATGAAAAAGGGTTAGTACTTGACGCTAATAACTCATACCATCAACTTTTTATATCGGATTATGTCACATGGAGATACCAAAACAGAGATAGTGAAGGTTCAATGCCAAGACATCTACAATTCAGATTGCATAATTTAATTATTCATGTTGGTGCTGGTAATCTTCGTGTTGATACAGTTGCAAATGTAGATGTATTACCTCTGAATCCTAACCAATATACGGTTTATATTCTTAGCACAGATGGAAGCTATCAGATGTATATTAATAGTCAATGGACTGTAGTTGAAATGGTTAGTGGCGTATGGAGAGTGGTTACATTATGACATTTGATTATGAACTAACATTAATTAAACTAACATATTCCGAAAATGATATGGGTGACTCAATTAGCACAGAAGAACGCTTAAATATTCTATGTGATGTTTTATCGGTTACACGTTCGGAACATTATGCAGCGGCTAGTCATGGAATGAAACCCGAAATTGTATTCATTGTGAATCAGTATGATTATAGTAAACAAACTATGGTTGAATTTGAAGGTAATAAATACAATGTTATCCGTTCTTTTAAACCAAAGAAATCTAAAGGTATTGATGATTTTGAAACCATTGAACTGATTTGTGAAGGGGTTGTCAATCATGCCAATGCCTAGAAGTGTTACCAGAGTACGCAGGAATGGTGTTGAATTTACTTCCAATGTGGATAGAGTAAAATACACTATTCAAGAATTAGCAAGGGCTGCACTAAAGGACGTAGCCAAGCTAATAAGGCGAAGGATTCTAGATAAAGCTAGGAAAATGCCCGGAATGAGAAAAGGGAAACGTATTCCAAATGCATTTCAATATTGGGTTAGAAAGCGTGAATCTGATTTACAAATAGGTGTTAAACATGATACTTGGTATGGAGTTGATCAAGAGTTAGGAACTAACGGACAACCAGCAAGACATATTATCAGAGATACAGTTTATGAAAACATTGATCAAATTAGAATTATCCAAGGTAAATATCTCAGTTCGATAGAGTCAGAGAATAGGGCTAGAGGACTAATTGATGAAGAGGAGGAGATAGGTAATGAAGACAATTAGACAAGCAATTAATTCTCAACTTAAATCCATTCATCCTCGTGTTCATTTCCTCAAACCCTCTGATACTGCTCAATTTCCATATTTAGTTTACACAATTGAAATTACAGACCTTGGCGATGGTTTACGCATGGTCACATTAGATGTAGATGGTTGGGACAATAAAGACGATACCACAGAACTTGAGGATTTAATGACAAGTGTTAAAAATGCTTTAAATAGGAATTTAATTATTAATGATAATTTGTTTATGTCAATTTATTTAGATAGACAATTAGCGTTAACTGATGACAACCCACAACTTAACCGAAGGACAAATATATTTTTAGGAAGATTATACGAAAGGTAGGTAGATATAAATGGCAGTACAAACTAATGGATTAACAGCAAATTCCCCACTTCATTATTTGATGGATGCGGGGGCTATTTATAAGAATTTAACTTATGATGCACTAACAGGTGATTTCACAGGAACTTTATTAGGAGCAACTAGTGGAGGAAATGAATTCGCTCTTACACAAGAAACAAGGGTAATTGAAGTAGATGGTGCAAAAGGTCAACGTAAAGGACACGTAGTGATTGATTCTGAAGTTCCTTCTCTTACGATTAATTTAAAAGAACTTACAGCTTCTAACATTGCATTAGCAATTGCAGGTTCAGAGATTGACACAACAGATACAAACTATGACATTATAACATCAAAAGGTAAAATTGAGTTGACAGATTATCTTCAAAATATTGGTTTTGTAGCTCGTTTAAGCGGATCAAGCAAGCCAGTTGTTATTGTAATTGATAATGCTATCTCTTTAGAGGGATTAACTATTGCAACTACTGATAAAAATGAGGCAGTTGTTCCTGTAGTATTCACTGGGCATGAAGATGAAACAGGCGTAGCACCTTACAAAATTTATTTTCCAAAAATGGTATAAGGGAGAGAATAATTAATGCGTGATTTAAAATTTACAGATGTTTTTGCCGTTGTTCGAATCATTAAAAAAGCAGGTATCAGTGAACAGGCTCGTTCTATTTTTGCTGGTATCAATAAGGACACAACAGAAAAAGAGATTGGTGCAAAGTTTTTGTTTTCCTGTATCGAAAATTTAGGCGAAGCACAAGCGGAAATTACTGAATTTCTTGCTAGTTTAAAGGAAGTACAAGTTTCTGAGATTGAGAAGTTAAAACTTGAAGATACAATGGAATTAATGACTGAATTTATGAATCATAAAGGCTTGAAAAGTTTTTTATCCAGTGTCTCCCACTTGATGAAATAGACATGTACGATACGCTTTTACAGCGATATGGTGACATGTCTTTTATTTTGTCTTTACCAGCTACTGTAGGTATTAATCTATACATAAAGGCTGTAGAGAAAAATTCAGAGCGTCAAGCATGGGAACAGTGGTTAGTTGCTTATCAAAGTATGACAAAAGAAAACTTTATTTCATTTAACGATTATTTAAAACAATTAAAGCAACCGCAACAACCAAGAGACAATCGTACAGATGATGAAATAATACAAGATGCAGAAAATATTTTAAAAAGTATGAAGCGTTCTGAAAACTAGAGCGCTTTTTTTATTTCCTTTTTGAAAGGGGTGATTACAATCGAAATATTTAAATTGTTTGGTTCCATATTTGTTGAAAATTCTGAAGCAAATAATGCTCTTGATGATACAAATAAAAAAGCTGATGATACAGGTGGGAAATTCAGTAAATTAGGTGGTATTGCTAAAACTGCAGGTGGAGTTATTGCTGCTGGTGTTGGTATTGCTGCAGGTGCAATGGGTGGATTACTTGCTAAGACATTGGAAACGACAAGTGAGATTAGTAAATTTGCACAAGTAAATGGAATGAGTACCGATGAATTTCAAAAATGGGATAGCGTAATGAAGACTTTCGGCTACTCTGCAGAACAAGCAAGCGGAGACATAGCGGCATTAGCAGAACGTGCAATGGATGCTGCTTCAGGTGCTGGTGAAAATGCGGAGATGTTTAAAGAATTAGGTGTTTCTGTAATGGATTCCAACGGAAAGTTAAAGTCCCAGGAACAGTTATTTAATGAAACAATTGCAGGTTTACAAGGAATGGAAGATGTTACAAAACGTAATGCTATTGCCACAGCTATGTTATCGACCACTGGTGAAGAATTAGCCCCTGTCTTGAATATGAGCAATGAAGAGCTTCAGAAAATGAAGAATAATGCTCATGTGATCAGTGAAGATGATTTAAAGAAAGCAGAAGATTTTAAGCTAAAATGGGAAAATGCTAAAAATGTAATGTCAGGACTTGTAACTGAAGTTGGTATTAAGTTAATGCCCATATTTCAGAAAATGCTTGATTGGGTTGTGGTAAATATGCCTCAAATTCGATCAACAATGGATACGGTTTTTAACGCATTGTCTACAGTTGTGAATTTAGCGGTAGGGATATTCAGAGATTATTTTCTTCCAATACTTTCACAGGTATGGTCATTCATTCAAACAAATTTACAACCTGTATTTATGGCTTTATTTAGCTACATGCAAGGTAACCTTCCAATAGTCAAAGAAGTATTTAAAAGTGTATTTTCAGCTATTTGGGAAGTAGCAAAAACAGTTTGGTCAATCTTTAAAGACAATGTTCTTCCAATTCTTGTTAGTTTATTTTCATGGGTACTAAGTAATATGCCAACTATTCGTGAAAAGTTTATGACAGTATTCAATAAGATTAAAGAAGTTGCAATGATGGTGTGGGCATTTTTTAAAGATAATATCCTACCAATCCTATCAAGATTTGCGGAATTTATCCAATCAAAAATGCCACAGATTCAAAGTATTGTTGAGCGTGTGTTCGGTATTATAGAAGACGTTGTAAAAACAGTATGGGATATATTTGAAAATTTTCTATTGCCAGTACTAAAGAAACTTTGGGAGTGGATAAGTCCCCATATTCCGAAAGTACAAAGCAAAATAGAATCTGCCTTCAGTGCCATTTTTGATGCAGTAGATAAAGTACTTGGTGTTTTCCAAGATGTTACAGGTGCTATCCAAAAAGCTATTGATTGGCTAAGGAAGTGGAATAGCAAACCTGCTAAGAAGAAAACCATTGAAGTGGAAGAAAGACGATACACTTCAAGGGGAGGAAGTATTGCTGGAGGAATTCCAAGAAACGCAACGGGAACTAACTATTTCGGAGGCGGAGAAACTTTGGTTGGGGAAATGGGACCCGAATTGGTAACACTTCCGAGAGGTTCTAAAATTGATCCAGCTAATGAGACTAGAAATAAGTTGAGCAATAATGGTGAACAAACAATAAATATTCAACCAGCACCAGTAATGTTAGATAGTAAAATGATTGGTCAAGTTGTGTTTGAGGTTATTCAAGAACTAACAAAAGACCAAGAGAACAGACAAAGAAGATTTGGAGGTGATCCACTTGCGGTCATTTAGTTATAAAGGAATAAGTAAAGAAAATGTATTTATTTTGAAGGATAAGGATTTACCAGTAATTGCACCAGTAAAGCATGAATTATTAACTATTCCTAAACGTGCAGGGGCATTACACACTAGCACATCGACTAACGTTCGTGTTATCACTCTCCCTATCGGATTTACACTTAATGAAAATCAAACATTCTCACAGATGAAAGAAGAATTGGCGCAATGGTTAGTTTCAGACGAACCTGCGCCTTTAATTTTGGATGAAGAACCTAACAGAACATATTTTGCTTTGTTAGATGAGATTGACAGTGTAGAAGAAATAGGTGGAGAAGTTGGATTAACAAGTGTTCGTTTTGTATGTCCAGATCCTTACAAATACTCAGACGAAAAGACAATTTCCCTCCCATCAAATATCAATCCTTACAATATTGAAAATTTAGGTAGTGTTGAAACTTATCCAATTACAAGGTTAGAAGTGCGAAAGAAATTAAATTTCTTTACATTGCTTTCTGATAATGATTTTCTGCAAGTTGGGCAAGAAGGGGAAGTTGATACAACTGTTGTTGAACCAGAGACAATTATTTTACATGATACGATGGCTACAACTACAGGTTGGGGGCAAGGAACATATGTAGATAATGGATATATCTCAGGGGAAATTGTAAGTGATGGAACTTCATTTTATCAATCAGTCTATGGGACTGTTATTGAGCCACCTAATTGGCAAGGTGGAGCATTAAAAACATCTTTGAGTAAAGCCTTAACTAACTTTAAAGCAGAAGCATTAGTTGAGATGCAAAATACTGGTGGTAAAACTGGTATGATTGAAATTTATTTCTTAGACAGTGCAAACCGTACAGTTGCAAAGATTGGTATTGAAGACCGTTATTCTGCTACTGAACTTATAAAAGCAAAAGCACGAATAGGTGAAGTAGATACAGGAAAATGGATAGCCAATGAAGAGCCAAATAAAGCTGAATATTGGAATGACTTTAAAGGTGTATTAAGAATAGAACGCAATCAAAACCTTTGGCAGGTCTATTTTAGCACGATTGATGAAAATGGTAATCATACCTTCCCAAAAGGTACAAATGGGATCTTAAGTTATTATGACAGTCAAGGAACATATGGTTCTCCTATTACCCAAGTACAGGTTTCTTTCCGTATTTATCCTAATACCAATAGAGCAACAATGAAAATAAATGACCTGAAAGTTTGGGAGTTAAATTCAGTCCCAGTTGAATCAGTACAATATATTGCTGATATCGGAGATGTATTGGAGTTTGACCACTATAAAAATATCATAAAGAAAAACGGTGAAATTGTGCTTGGAATGAAGAATTTCACAAGTAACTTTTTCCCACTAAAACCAAACAATAACTCAATTTCAGTTTTACCGAGTGATGCGGGAAATGTTACGTTGTCTTTTAGGGAGAGATATTTATGATTTATGTCTTAAATAGTCAAGGGTACATATCAGACATCTTAGATCCACAAAAGGAAAGAGCATATTGGAATGATTTACATGTTATTGATATTAAAGAGGGGATAGAAACTTTTGATTTTGACACTGATGTAGATATACCTGTTAATTCAACAATTGTACTTAGATCACCCAATAATGAATTTATCCCTTTCATTGTACAACGTGTTAATAAGGTTTCAAATTATCGTCTTACAAACTCTTATCAATGTGATGCAGAGTTTTTAAATATTCGATACAGTAAAATATTTGATCCACAAATTCTTGAAGGACAAACACCAGAAACAGCATTAGCATTTGGATTACAAGGAACACGTTGGGAAGTTGGATTTATAGAAGATACTAAAATTCGCACAATTAACATTGACGAACATATGAATGGATTAAAGTTTTTACGTATGATTGCTTCTGATTATGAAATGGAATTACGATTCCGTGTAGTTATTGGGGGTAATCGGATTGCAAAACGATATGTTGACTTTGTTAAACGAAATGGTTTAAATGCAGGAAAAGAAATTATCTTTGGGAAAGATTTGCAAAATATTGAGCGTTTAGAAGATGCAAGCATGGTAGTTACTGCCTTATATGGAATAGGTGCTGCTGATGAAAATGGAAATTATCTAACCATTGAATCAGTAAACAATGGTAAAAAGTATGTTGAGGATTTAGATGCACTTCAAAGGTGGGGAAAAGATGGGGAACATAGATATGATATTTATTCACCAACTGTTGACTCTGGAAAACTAACTCCTCAAATGCTTTTAGATCTAACTGAAGAAGAATTTAAGAAACGTATTAACGCTTCTGTTAAATACATAGTTGATGCAGATGACCTTTATGAATTATTAGGATTAGGACACGAAAGAGCGCAAGCAGGGGATACAGTTAGGATTAAGGATGAATATTTCAATCCAGCACTTTATTTAGAGGCAAGAATATTAAAAACTGAGCGAAGTTACACAGGTTCATCTAAAAATAAATTTACTCTGGGTGATTATTTAGAATTAAACATTAATGCTTATAAGTATCTTCGTGACGTTAAAAAACTTTTAAACAAAAGTAAAGAGAGTTGGGATTTTGCAAAGACTACTGCAGAATCAGCACAATCAACTGCCGATACAGCACAAAGTACGGCAACTTCTGCTCAATCAACTGCAGAGACAGCACAAGCAACTGCTGCTGGTGTAAAGACATTAACAGACGGATGGAAAGTTGAAGGAAAAACAACTATTGATGGTGCAAATATTGAGACAGGTACAGTTACTTGGGAAAAGGCAAGAGGTGGAACATTAGCATTAGGTGGATACAACAATGAGAATGGAGTATTCCAAGTATATAATTCTGAAGGTGAAGTAATTGCTGATCTAGATGGAAGTAGAGGGGGATTCTCTGAACTTTATGTGTCTAATTTAAAAGCACCTAATGTTGTTACAAAGACACTGGCAGATACAACTATTTATGTATCCACTTGGACAGTTAACACAGGCTATCCTCCAAGTGACAGTAATGGTGGTACTTCTTGGAGTGATGCACTATTTTCTCTTGGTGAAGCAATAAGAAGGATTCCAAAATTTATAGACCATAATGTAAAAATTATTGTTACTTATAACTCTGATCTTTATGAAACTATTGAGTTAAATGGTTTTTCAGGTGGAGGAAAGATAACAATTGAATCTTCTACAACTGCAACACCTGTTTATGTTCATGGTAACTTAATTGCAACAAGTAACTCATGTCAGATTGAAATAAAAGCACACAGATTCACTTCTACAGCAGATAAAATCATTGACATTAATGCTTGTAACTATGTTTACTTGTACAACTGTATTTTTAGAGGTGGTGGAGACATTACAACGTATGCAATTCATGCTGGTAATGGTAGCCATGTAGTTTCTGAAAACAACTCATTTTATGATTGTAAAGTTGCAGGACAGTCTTTTTATGGTTCTCACTTACACTTGATGAACAGTAAGGGGTCTACATCTGTATACTTCGCAAGAGCTTGGGGTGGAGTTATAACTGGTGTAGGGACAATAGCAAGTGCAGGTAGCACAGCTTTAAAGACAGAACAAGGTGGAACAATCACAGGTTTATCAAGTCCAACATCAGATTCAGGCACAACACAAGAGCCTATAGTACAAGAAACAACTACAACTTGGACATCAACAGGTGGATCTAACTGGTCAAGTGCTTATGGTTTCCAAAGTGGAGTTAGACAAGGTAACTATGGCTATGGAAGAAGAACAGGATTTTGGTTCTTTGGCTCAACAACTTCTTCAACACTTACAGGTAAAACAATCAAGGATATGAAAGTATACATAAAAAGATCTAGCAGTGGTGGTAATAGTGGAGATGTAAATATTTATTTGAGGTGGCATTCACATACATCACAACCTTCAACACCTTCTGATACTAACCTGTCAGATGCTTATACAACAGTTAAATTAAGTTGGGGCGAAGGTGCTTGGGTACAAGTCCCATCAACTTTCTATTCTTACTTCCAAAATGGAACTGCAAAAGGTATTGGTGTTTATGTAGCAAGCGATTCATCCAGTGGTTATGCAGTTTTAGATTCAACGGCAAAAATTAAGGTAACATATTAAGGAGGGACATCAAGTGGAAAAGTTAGTAATATATAATGAAAACTTTGAAGTTGTAGACACCATTATGTGTGTCTCTTCTTCTATATGTGAGATTAACAAGGTATCAGTAAAGGCAGATGAAGACACGGTAACTTATGAAGGTTTTCGAGGAAGTTATATTGTAGTTGATGAAGCACAAGATGAGATTTATAAAGAAGAGGTTATAGACTTTATTAAGCAACTTAAGTTAAAGGAACTGTCAGAAGAATGTAATACATACATCATAAAAGGCTTTGAGCATAATGGAGATCATTTTGAATTTGATTACAAAGATCAAACTAACTTCAATCAACAATTAAGTTTATTCTTGCTTAATCCTTCAATTACATCAGTAATTTGGAAAACATCTAATAACGGTGTTAAAAACTTCACTAAAGATGAGTTTATTGCAATATGTATGTCTGGTGAAAATCATAAGAGAAGTAGCATAGGTAGGTATTGGAGTCTTAAAGAAACCATATTAACAACATCATACCAATCAATAGATGAGTTGAAATCCATTCGGTTCAACTAAGAGAGAATGTGTAAAATATGCAGACAGGAGATATTGTATTTTTTAGAGGACAGTCATGGAACAGTAAAATTATTAACAGATTAACAAAGTCACCGTATACTCATGTTGGAATAGCAATGTCAGAGAATATGATATTAGAAGCAGATAGATTCATTAAGACCAGAATTAGACCAGTAACAAATGATGATATATACATAATCATGAGATGTGATTTAACTTGGCAGCAAAAAGAATTAATATATACAAATGGTAAAAAATTTATAGGTGTTAGTTATGACTACTTGGAGATTGCCGAGTGGTTTTTTAAATTGTTGGCTAATTATGATGGGGTAGGATTTGTAAACAATGTGAATAGGGTTTATTGCTCTGAATTAGTTGACTTAGTGTTTAAGTCTGCAGGAGTGGATTTATTACCTGAAAGGGTAGATGGAGATGTTTTACCTTCACATTTAATGGACTCTCCATTATTAACAAAAGTATAAAACGGAATAAAAAAAGACTACCCATCATTTGACCGAGAGTAGTCTTTTTTGTGGTTGTACCCACTTCTTAAACAATATCAGGGGTGGTGGAATCATGCAACAGGCAAAGGAGATGTTTTTAATGCCAATTAGTATTTATGATTTTGTCGGCAATATATGGTATGTAGCTTTAGCTTTTATTATTTTTGATATTGTAACGGGTTTATTAGCTGCTGGAGTAGAAAGAAAACTTAACAGTTCGATTAATTACATAGGAATGATTAGAAAAGTTGGTGAGTTTGTAGCACTGGCTTTTTTAGTTTTCTGTGATGCTTATTTTGGAGTAAATGGATTACTTGTCAAATTAGGTGTAGGAATGATTGTAGCTTATGAAGGTATGAGCATTATTGAAAATTTTAGTCGCATTGGAATTGACATTAAGTTTCTAACCAAATTCTTTGATAAGAATAAAGTTGGTAAAAGGGGTAGTAAGTAATGAAAATTATTCACATGTTTATTCCGGAAAACAAGAAACCGAAATACACGGTTAATGGGAAGAAAGTAACTTTTAAAATGAACCCTGAATACATAACTATTCATGAAACAGCAAATACAGCAAAAGGAGCAAATGATCTTGCGCATGCGAAATTGCAAGCTAATGGAAATAGCCGACAAGCTTCTTGGCATTTACAGGTAGATGAGGACTCATGTTATCAATCTCTGCCTTTTGATGAAGCTGGAATGCATGCTGGAGATGGTACTTTTGGAGATGGTAATCGAAAATCAATAGGAATTGAAATATGTGTAAATTCTGATGGGAACTTTGAAAAATCCGTTCAAAATGCTGCTATTATTACTGCTCAATTAATGAAGCAGTTTAATATTCCAATTCAAAAAGTTGTTCCTCATAAACATTGGAGCGGTAAAAACTGTCCTACAAACCTCTTGAAAAGGTGGCAGGGTTTTATTAATTCATGTGCTGAGGAAAGGATTAAATTAGATAAAGTAAATGCAGCAGTTGTAGAGGAGAAAAAGGAGGCAAATAGAATGTATAAACCTTCAAATACAGAAATGATCAATGCTACTTCTCGTGTGTTGAATCGCCTTGCTAATAAAGCCGTACATGGAGATGAAGCAATTTCATCTGAACATAGAGCAAGTTTATTAAAAGGTGAGTTACCACTTGATGATGCAATTGGTTTGATTTATACAGCTTTAGACCGTGTATTAATTATAGGTGATAAAAAATAAAGAAAATCAGCCCTTCCTTAATTGGAGGGGCACCCTTTATTTGAAGAGTTTATTATGACTCTTTTTTTCTTTCAATCAATTTCCAGAATACATATATCAAAATAAACACAGCAACTATTATCAAGAAGCCATTTGATTCACTGTTTTCCCCCATTTGATGTGTTGTCCAAACGTTATAATCAAGGAATAAGTAAGAAAGTATGATGCAGATTACCAATCCAAGTAATAATGAGATCCAAACTTTCATAAAATCATCCCCTTTTACTTACACTCTATGCCATTTGATTTTTCTTATGCCTTCCTGTGCTTTGGCTAAATTAGAAATTAAAAAACCCTTCTCTATAGAGGGGGCATAGGGCATACTTAGAAAATTATTTATCACAAATTTACCAAGTTATTTGCATATTATTTAATGAAAAAAAATAAACGTCCAATTTCAAAAAGCCCCTCACTTAATTGTGAGGGGCTTTATCCATATTAGTATGTGACTTCAAATTCAAAAGGTTTAAACTCTAGTTCATAGTTTTCGGATGAACCTTCGAATAGTACTTTTACAGTTCCTGAGTCTGGAATCGCTGGGAAAACTACGATCCCTTCACTTTCAACACCTGGTAAAATATCAGATTGGACTTCAGGATAGCCAGCTTCATAATTATCTTGGATTTCGAATTGTTGGTTTCCTGATACTACCTTAGCATTAAAGCTGTAAAAGGAGATATTGGTATCAGTATTATTTGTGATTTTAACATATAACCTTGTTTCTGACTCTGCTACTTCAATCTTATTCAGTTTCACAATATAACCATGTTGATCAATTTCTTTATTAACATCAACAGTTTTTAGAGCTGGTGCAAAAGCTGTTGCGTAATCCGACTTTTCTATTGATTCAGCTTTAATTGCAGGAGCTGTAATTGTCCCACCTAATGCATTTTCTCCTTCGAACACATCTTCTACAGTACCTTTAACCAGAATAACATCATCTATTTTAACATCTAGATCCGGGTCACCAATACCAACGATTGTATTTCTCTCGCCATTATTATTTGCATAAACTTGTAGGTATGTGCCATCATCATCTTTTTCTGGTTCAACAAAAACCTTAGCGTAAAATTCCACTTTTGACCCTTTGTATTTTTTTGGATCAGTATACATTTTTTCAAACTCTTCTTTAGTCAATAGCTTTCCTGATGACTTATCTTCATCTTTAGTATTTGTCTTTTCCTCATTTGAGCCACTTGTACTCTCTGACCCGCATGCAGCTAAGGAGAAGAGAAGAATAAAAATAAGAAACCCTTTAACTAAATTTTTCAAAATAATCCCCCCAATAGTTTTACATTGAAAATAATACCACTTTATAGGAAATATGACCATGTATTTTTCCTATAACTGTTAAAATTGTAACATGGAGGGTGATTAAATTTTTGGTAAGGTTCTTTTTACAAATTAAAAACCAACCATCGGGAAACTGGTTGGTCTTAATAAGGAGAAGCACAAATGATGGGAAGTCATATACCACAATAACCATCCACCCTAGTGTGTACTGGCGGTATCACACTATCTGAATTTTACCTTTTTATGGTATGAGTTGTCTGTGTCTAATTTGTGAATAAAATGGCTTATAAAATCTCTATTTTTATTTCTTTATCCTCGAACTTTTTGTAAAAGGAAATTAGCTGTTCTTTATTTAAAGCATTATCCTTTTTATCTTTTGTAAAATTATCTGCGGTAGGATTAGCATCAACTTTTATGTGAGTAACCCCTTCCTCTTTTGCGTACTGCACAAGTCTATTCATATAATAAGTGGCAATTCCTTTTTTTCGTAAGCTATTTTTATGAACATATAGAAGCTCTAATTTAATGTATTGTCCATCATTACGTAAGCCTTGGAGTCTTTGATTAGGTTTAAAAAAGTCCATGGAAAAGATAGGCTCACCTTTATTTAACAGACAAAATTTATAGCTGTTATCAATACAAAAATAATCTTCTTCGCTAGTTCCTGCTATCTTTTTTGCATTTGTTTCTAGTATTAAATCCTTCTCATTCATACCTACAATTTTAGGGATTCCAAATTTAATTAATATTAGCTTTTCTGCTTCTGATTTCATGAAAATATTCCTTTTCTTAAGTAATATTATCGTGTTCAAAAAGGCAAATCATCCTTGATAACGGGGCTGATCTGTTTTACATCTTCAGTAATATCATGCTCTTCATTCCAAGTAACCTTTTCAATAATTGTTTCCCTGCAGCCGGACTCTCTAATTTGTTGCTGGATCCATTCATAGGCAATCACAGCAACAGCAAAGTTTGGTTCCTTTTTAAAATCGCTGTCCCGAACAAAAAATTCTCCACTTCGGTAGCCTCTGTTTCCTTCAATGTTGAGTATTGTTTGAATTACAACTTTCATAATTACTCCTGTTCTGTGCGGTCATATAGATCATCAACTTTTACATTTAATAAATCAGCAAGTTTAAAGGCTTTTTCCATTGTAGGATGAGATTTACCACTGATCCAGTTAGACAATTGGTTAGGTGTTATTTCTAATTGTTTTGCTATGTATTTCTTCATGTATCCTCTTTCCTCAATTAATTCTCCAATATTACTCTTCATAAGAACACCTCTGAAAAGGTATTCTATTCCATTTGTACAAATTCCTTTCAAATTTAATTTTAATTAAAATCCAAAAAAAATTATGAGTACAAGATAACTTTTGGGTCATTTACCCATACACTCTACTATACGCATTAACAAACACTGAAAAACTTAACAAAGCGAATAGTTAATATCTAGTACCACAAGTTGTTAAATCTACCTTTTTCGCCTACCTATTCGTATTCGTTTATCTTGGGACTATATCTATAGATATACCGAAAGGAGCGTGGTGGAGTGCTGTTTGAAATATTGACTACTGGAAGTATGTTAGGAGTCATGGGTGCAAGTTATTATTATAAAACAATTTCCAATAATGATGGTGATAAGATCTTAAAGATTGCAGAGAATTGTGGTTTGTACACAAAAGAAGAAAAAATTCGCTTATATCGCAGAAGTTACAATAAAAAATCCAAATATACAGAGTATGTCTACAAAATTCCATTAGGACTTGAATTACATGATTTCACAGACAAATACGGAAAGTTTAAAGATGGATTAAATAATAGCAGCGTTAGGGAAATTGAACTAAAGGACTTTAAAAATTTAAAACTAAATCAAAATATCTTGAAACAGATAAAGGACATTATTAATAATCGTGTTCAGTTAAATAAAGAAATTGAATTTGAGTATGATGGAATGTTGAAAATTAGGGTTTATGATGAAGGTTTGCAGACTCAATACAAATTTACAGAAGATATGTTCAAGAATCTTAATAAATGGGAAGTCCCTTTAGGGGTTAGTTTACAAAATGTTGTAAAGATTGATTTTGATGTTGCATCACACGTCCTAATTGGTGGGGCTACGGATATGGGGAAATCAAATGTCCTTAATTTAATTGCAACTGTTTTACTTCATAACAATCCAGAAAACGTAAAGTTTACTCTGATTGATTTAAAAGGTGGTTTAGAGTTTAGTAACTTTGAACATTTGAAACAAGTAAAGAACTTTGCAACGGATGTTGAGGAAGCATTAGAAGCCCTTGAGAATGTTAAAGAAGAGATGACCTGTATTTGGCAAGCAAAAAATGCATGAAACGGCAGTTAATAATGTAGCCACCTGCCAACAGTATATCTAGTTCTGTAATATAGACTCTTTATAACGATGACTATCGCCGTTGAAGACTACCAGATGAGAATGATGGATCAGTCGGTCAATGACTGCTTCCGTCAAGATTGGGTCGCCAAAGACATGGTTCCACTGACCGAACTGAAGATTAGTGGTAATAATAATGCTTTTTGCCTCATAACACATTGAAATAACCTGGAATAATAATTCTCCACCTTGTTTATGTAGAGGAATGTAACCCAGCTCATCGAGAATTAATAAATCCAGCTTTTCAAG